TCAGCGTACAAGAACGCGCAGACAGACAGGTGGAAGGCACTGCGAGACCTCAACAAGGTGATCAAGGGCCTGTGGATGCTTACTGGTACGCCAGCAGCGCAATCTCCCGCCGACGCCTACGGACTAGCCAAGCTGGTTAACCCCACAGCAGTGTCGCCGTTCTTCGGGCAGTTTAAAGATACGGTGATGAACAAGGTGAGCCTGTACCGATGGGTACCTAAACCTAGCGCACAAGCTACTGTACACAAGATACTGCAGCCAGCAATACGGTTTGAGAAAGCCCAGTGCCTTGATCTTCCTCCGGTTACCTTCATAGACAGAGACGCACCGCTCAGCGCACAACAACAAAAGTTCTACAACATTTTGAAAAAGCAAATGCTCATCGAGGCCGCTGGGGAGGAAATTACCGCAGTCAACGCCGCCGTGCAGGTGAGCAAGCTACTGCAGATTTCATGTGGGTCGGTGTACACAGACAACCACGAGGTGATTGAGTTTGATGTCAGCAATCGCCTGAACGTGGTGCAGGAGATCATCGACGAGTCGAGCCACAAGGTGCTCGTGTTCGTTCCTTTTACACATACCATTGACCTGTTAAAAAAGCACCTAGAAAAGCAACACATCACGTGCGCGGTCATCAACGGTGCCGTCAGCCTGAACCAACGCAGTGATATCGTCAGGAGCTTTCAGGAACTGCCGACCATCAAGGTGCTCATCATCCAGCCGCAAGCCGCAGCGCACGGGTTAACCCTAACCGCCGCCGACACTATCATCTGGTACGCTCCCTGCACCAGCGTAGAGACATACCTGCAAGCCAACGCACGTATCGACCGCCCCGGCCAGAAGAACAACATGACCATCGTGCACATATCAGGGAGCCCGGTAGAAGCTAAGGTCTACTCCCTCCTGCGCAACAACATAGGCAACCATCAAAAAATCATTGATCTGTACCATCAAGAAATTTCTTCCGAAATCATTTGACAATGTACAATCTTGTGTTATAGTCAGTTCCGTAGGCAGGTAGCCTACACCCCCACCAACCATTAGGAGTGTTAGATGACTGAAGAAAATTCAGAGGATAAGAGTTCCCCAAATTTAGACTTGTTGGCTGGCGTCTACATCAAGATTCGTGACGCCCGGACTACGCTTAAAGCGGAGTTCACTATGCAGGACTCAGTTCTACAAGAGCAGATGGACCTGTTAGAAACCAACATGCTTGATGCGTGCAAAGAGTTAAATGCAAGCAGCATCAAGACCCCACACGGCACAATCATTCGCTCGGTCAAGTCACGGTACTGGACGAACGATTGGGATTCGATGTACACCTTTATTAGAGAGCAAGGTGCATTTGGCCTGTTAGAGAAACGACTTCATCAGACAAACATGAAGGAGTTTCTTGTTGAGAATCCTGACCTTCTGCCTATGGGCCTGAATGTCGAGAGTGAGTACACCGTGGTAGTTAGACGTTCCAAAACCTGAAAGAATCAAATGAGCAATATTACAGTTATCGACCAAGACCTTCCCGACTTCCTGCAAGCTAGCGGGGTCAGCGAACTCACCAAGTCCCTAATGGGCAACGCAAGCACGAAACGTATCGTGCCCAAGAACGGTATCTTCCGCAAGGAGGTTGGCGGCAAGGAGATGGGCAAAGTTAAGGGTGACTTGAATGTCGTCATTGTCAACTCATCCCCTAAGGTTGGGCGCATCTTCTATGCAGCGCAGTGGACTCCCGATGCTAAGCCGACACCTCCCGATTGCTTCTCCAACGATGGCAACGTCCCCGACGCTGGGTCTGAGAACAAACAAGCTGAACGCTGCGACTCATGCCCCCAGAACATCAAGGGCTCAGGTATGGGTAACTCAAAGTCTTGCCGCTACTCCCGCCGCATCGCCGTGCTGCTGGAGGATGACTTTGGCACTGCGCTTGAGGGTGAGGTTTATCAGATGAACTTGGCATCCAAGTCTTTATTTGGTAACAGCCCAACTCCCACTGCCCATATGTTTGAGAGCTATGTTAAGTATCTGGGCAACAACGGCAAAAGCCTTGATTGGTACATCACCAAGCTGAGCTTCAACGAAGACAACGACAACCAGTCGATCCTGTTTTCTGCTGTGGAGCACATCAAACGCAGCCAATACGATGTGATCACCAGAGTGGGCAATACCCCCGAGGTGCAGAAGATGGTGATCATGACTCCGTTCCAAGCGCGGGCAGAAGGGGCTGCTAAATTGGGAGCACCAAATATGGTGCAAGACAAAGTGACCGGCACTAGCCCCAAAGCAAACGCTGAACTGGCGCACGCTGTTAGCAAAGGTCGGGAGCGTGTTGCTGAAACCGAGGAAGTTGCCGAACCCACCAAACGCGAAAGCAAAAAGGTTGAGCCCCCCGCGCCTACGGCCAAGCGTGACTTAGGTTCTGTGCTTGCCGCATGGAGCGACGAGGAGTAATCTATGAGCTACGGATACAGCCAGCGGCTAGTTGATGCAAACAGCAATGCAGACGTTAGCTCGCGTGGCGTGTATCTGGGTAGCCGTTGCATTGCACTTGGCATATCTGTCAAAGACGTAGCGGATAGGCTTGGCGTAAGTCGAGCCACCGTCTACAACTGGTTCTGGGGGTCAGTGACTCCTAGTGCTGGTCACACTGACAAGATCAACAAGTACCTGCACGCACTCAGAAACCGCAAGTAGCACGACAACCATGTCCGACTTTGACCTACTCGGGGCAGTACTGCCCACGGAAGGGCGTTATTGTGTGATGGGGATTGGGCGGTACCCAGACCAGAAGTTTGTAGATACTAGAGAAGAACTTGATACCATAGCCAAGCAGTTTGTAGCCAAGGGCGCAGATGCGTATTTTGGTTGCGCCAAATACGGCCCCCTGAACAACCGCACGCACGCCAACGCTACGTACTTTCGCGCACTATGGATGGATATCGACTGCGGCCCCACGAAGGCAGCACCGGATGAGAAGGGCGTTATCAAGGGTTACATCGACCAAGCAACAGGGCTTAGCGAGTTTCAAAAGTTCTGCGCAACCGTTGGTCTACCTCGACCTATCCTAGTGAGTTCCGGTTACGGGATTCACGCCTACTGGCTACTTAAAGAGACGGTCTCCCGTGCAGAATGGGAACCACTCGCCGAGCGACTCCGAGAACTTTGCGTAGAGCAGAGTTTCATCGTGGACCCATCGGTGTTTGAAGCATCGCGCATATTGCGCATACCCGGCACGTTCAACTTCAAGCAGACCGAGCCGAAACTTGTAGAGGTGATCAACGAACGCAGTGCGCGTATAGAGTACGCACAACTGAAAAAGATATTAGGGGCAGCAGAACCCAAGGAAGAGCGGCCTGACTTCATCCCCCGTGCTATGAGCCCCATGATGGAAGCTCTGATGGGCAACAAGATCAAGCGGTTCAAGACCATCATGATGAAGTCGGCGAACGGCACGGGCTGTAACCAGCTACTGCACTGCTTTGAGAACCAAGCGGATGTAGACGAGCCGTTGTGGAGGTCGGCGTTATCCATCGCCGCATTTTGCATCGACAAGGACAAGGCAGCACACAAGTTATCGAACAACCATCCGGGCTACGACCCTGACGAGGTAGAGCGCAAGGTGTATCAGATCGTGAAGCACGGAGGTCCACACCATTGCACAACATTTGAGAAGCTGAACCCAGCAGGGTGCACCGATTGCCAGCACAAGGGGAAGATCAAGTCCCCCATCGTGCTCGGTGTTGAGATAGAGGAGGCTGACGAAACCGACAACGAAGTGACCGTAGAGACCAAGGAGGGGGCGGAGACTGTAACCATACCTGAGTACCCATTCCCATTTTTCCGAGGGAAAAACGGTGGTGTCTACAGGAAACCTATGGAGGAGGAAGCAGAGCCTGAGATGGTCTATGAGCACGACTTGTACGTAGTGAAGCGCATGAGAGACCCCGGGGTAGGAGAAGTCATTTTGTTTCGCCTGCACCTACCGCATGATGGCGTTAGAGAGTTTGCAATATCGACAGCAGCTATATCGTCCAAGGATGAGTTGCGTAAGGCACTAGCCCAACAAGGTGTAGTGGCACACCACAAGCAGTATGAACACTTGGCCGTGTACGTGGTCACGTTCATCAAGAACCTACAGTATTCAAAGAAAGCAGACATTATGAGAACACAATTCGGATGGGTAGAGGGTGACAGCAAGTTCATCATGGGTGACCGAGAGATCACTAAGGACGGGGTGTTCTACAGCCCGCCGACAACAGCTACAGAATTCTTCGCAGAGAAAATTCATCCTAAGGGCACCTTCGACAAGTGGAAAGAAGTGTTCAATCTATACGCTCGGCCCGGTATGGAGCCCCATGCGTTTGCAGCACTTACGGCATTCGGCTCACCACTCATGCCGTTCACTGGTTTGGACGGGGCAATCATCAACGTGATCTATGAAGAGGCTGGCTCTGGCAAGTCCACCATCTTGCGTATGTGCAATAGCGTCTACGGCCAACCCAAGGAGTTGATGGCGATTGAGAAGGACACGCTCAACGCAAAGATGCAGCAGCTAGGGGTGATGAACAGCCTACCCAATACCATCGACGAGATTACCAACATGCGCCCCCTAGACTTTTCGGACTTGGCGTACGGCATCAGTCATGGCCGAGGTAAGAACCGTATGACGGGCTCAACCAACGCACTGCGCCTCAACAACACCTCATGGAAAAACATGACACTAGCGTCGGCCAACGCCAGCTTTCACGAGAAGCTGTCGATGCTCAAGAACACGCCCGATGGTGAGTCCGTGCGCTTGATGGAGTACAAGATCGAGCCCAACAACGTGATTGGTGTAGCTGTGGGTAAGGAGATGTTTGACCACCAACTCAATGAGAACTACGGCCATGCAGGTGAGATATACATAAGCTGGCTGGTCAACAACTTGGAGGAGGCCAAGGAGCTAGTCAAAAAGGTTCAGGCCCGCATTGACAAGGAGGTGCAGTTCACTAGCCGAGAGCGTTTCTGGTCGGCACAGGCAGCGTGCAACATTGCTGGTGGTTTGATCGCAAGAAACCTTGGCCTACACGACTACGATATGGCCGCTGTGTACGCATGGCTCAAGGGCATGTTGTCTGAAATGCGCCACGATGTTAAGCCCCCGGTGTCCAACCCAGCATCTGCACTCGGCGAATTTATCAACGCGCATATCCTTAATACGCTGGTGGTCAACGGAGAAGTAGACGCCCGAAGCAACTTAGTCTCTATGCCATCTCTAGAGCCACGGGGGGAGTTGTTAGTACGCTTTGAACCGGATACCAAGCACCTGTACATTTCTGCCAAGAAGTTTAAGGACTTCTGCGTAGAGCGGCAGGTGAACTACAAGGGCCTGCTAACTAAGTTGGCTGAGAGCATGGTGTTCATGGAAGCCACAAACAAGCGTATGGCTAAAGGCATGAAGGTTGATTCTCCTGCTGTGCGCGTGCTCAAGTTTAATACATCCAACTCTGAGTCTCTTCAAGTAGACGTATTGCTGGCAAATGAAGATCGAGACAGTCTCGTATCAAATTAAGTGGTCAAAGTTTCACAAAGGGTGCTCGTTCTTTGTGCCCTGCATTGACCACCGAGCGGCCAAGAAATCTGTATTGGCTGTAGCTGAACGACTGAAGATGGATGTCGTCATCAAAATAGTGATCGAAGATGGCATAAAAGGGTTGCGCATCTGGAGGGTTTGATGTACACTAGCTTCTTTGCTAGTGCCTCTCCTTGACGGCAACCCCGTCTTACCCCCGGTCTTTACCGGGGGTTTTTTATTGCTCTCTGCCTTTGCGTTCAGCTTCTGCCACTCGTCGGCCTGAATGCCTTAGCGCATCCAACAGTATCAGGTTCTTCTCAGTCGGCACAACACCCATGTACGCAGTGCCCCGGCGCTCCATACGTTTATCAAGTGATTTGCCTATCTGATCCATATCCATTGCAAAGCTAGGGTAGCGCCTGTTGAAGTCAGCCACCTTGTCTATCTGCTTGCTGTACGCAGCGGCGTTATTGTTTCGGAACTCCCTATCTAGATTTTCAAGAAGTTTGGTCTGCTCATTGAGTATCTTCTGCTGAGCCCCAATAACTTTGAACGCCGTGTACTGCGTGTTCGCAAGGAGATCAGACCGGAAACCTATTGCCTGTGCTATCAAAGCACCTAGACTAAACGCATCGGTGGTCATTATCTGTGCGCCCTTGTTATCCTTTGCACCTTCTGTGTAAAGCTCATGTGCATTGATAAAGTTTCGGAAGCCAGCAGGTGCCCACTTCTTGACCGCCTTAGCGTAATCCCCCTGCATAGCGGCGTCAACACCATCAGCCACAGACAAGATCATGTTTGCCGCAGGGCCAGCTTTCTCCAGTGCCATAGCTGTAGCACTCTCACGTATGGTTTTTTGCTCTTTGGTATCACGAGTCCAAAGGTTTTTTAGGTCAATACCGGTGCGACCAGCTATGTCTACTCCAGTAAACGCATTAACGGGGCCGCGCAACAACAAGTCTGACAGCGAGACACCACCTATTTTGTTCTCCCCCAATTGGTCGTGTAGCCACGTGGTTGTGAACCACGCCTCAAACCCCATTGACCGCATGGACTCATCCCAATCGTCGTCCTTCAACTCTTCCCACGCTGCACCAAGGAGCCCCATGACAGTGCTGAACATAGGCAAGCCAACAGAACCCGCCAGAATATATGTAGTACCCATAGTGCCAAAGAACTTGTAGCTGGCCTCTGCACGAGACCGGCCATTCATAGGCTTGATCATCTCCTTAAAATTCTTAACCAAGAACATCGTTACATTCAGGGGGAACATCATGAACTGAGTCACCACCTTGCCCACCGCCCCCCGCATAAACGCAGGGCGATTGCTCTCCCCGTAGTCAAATAAGGCTTCGTTGGTATCCGTAACAGACTGGTTTACAGCACGTTCATAATTACCGTGCTCTTTCATGTTTAGCCTAAACGACCCTTTCCACAGCATCTCCCTAGAAATGCGCTCTGATGAGTTCATCAGGCCACCAAGCACTAGGGCATCCACAGTACCCCGAACAAACTTCTCTTTGGGGCCTTTAAGTTCCTCAGTCGGCGTAGCCTTGGACTCAAACACGGTGGAAGTCTGTGTAGAGGTAAATAGCCCTCGTTCTGCCGCTGCTCGGTACGCCTTGCGCTCTAGTGGGGTCAGATCGTTGGAGTAAAGTATTGACGGGGCAACCCAAGATTTAGACCCATCGGCATTGGTTTTGTACACACCAACTTGCGACCATATTTTGAGCATACTGCTCACTTCTTTTACAGCATTGAACGCCCCATACCGAGCCAACACCGGCAAGCCAAACTGAAAAACGCTTAGCGGTTGCAGCAGTGCGGAGGATGCACCGCTCAGGTAATAGATGAACGCCGCTTTGTTGAGGCCACCGGCCACAGCTTCGGCTGTAGATTTTGCCTTAGGTGCAAGAGAAGAATCCACCCGCTTAGCCATCTCGGCTACAAACGGTTCAAGTGCTCGGCGACCCCTGATAGAGTCTTTTGCCGCCGACAACGAATTGCGGAGCAGTGGGGAGTATTTGATCCGTGCAAGCTGCGTAGCCATACGCGCAGATAGATGCGCCGTGTTTTGTAGCACATCGACCCGGAAACCAGCAACTCCCTTACGGTGGATAAACTGCTTGCGAAAAATCTGATCAGGCATGGTCTCCAGAAACGTCTGATAGATAGCATCCTTTAAAAGTCCGCCAGCTTCGGGGTCGGCGAAGTTTGTGCTGTCTATTGCGTCAAACACCCCGGTGAGCATTTTGCCCTCACCTTGAGAGTACGTCTTTGTACGCAGGGATGTAATGTCATCCCCCATCTCAAACTCACTGTCTTTCTCAAGTTCATCCAGCTTGTCGTCAATACGCTTTTCGAACGCTGCCTCTGACTCCCCGCTCTTACGTTTGATTCGTTCCGCAGCAAACTCCCGAGCCGCCCTATCCCGCTCCGCTGCCGTCTCAGCCATGAAGAACGTACGGGTTTCGCCAGAACCCATAGACAACCAGAAGTCACCTTCCCGCACCAACGGAAAGTATGGGTTGATCCGACTACCTTTTTCAAAAGTAGCCCTGATCTTCTTCATGATGTTGGCTTTGGCTTCCGCATCAATGTTCAGCGAGTTGACTTGATCATCCAGTAACTTGGACAGGTACTTGGACAGCACATTGAAGTGATCCCGAATACGTGTGTACACGCGCTGACCTTCTGGCCCCAAATCTTTCCACGCCTTGTCCAGCACATCACTGCGATCAATGGTGTCAACCATTCCGGGGTCTACTTCTGCCAATGTAGCTACAGACGTTAGTTCATCCAGTTTGCCACGTAGGGTTGGGTCCGCTTGGAATGCTCGCTGTACTTCGGTAGTCAGTTCCCCCGCAGCGTTCAGCAGTTGCTCAGTCATGCCGCCCATGCGTTGCATCAGCTTGTACGTGTTCTGAAGCTCAGGTACAGCATTGCCAGCCCAGTCAACCAAAAAGCTAGTCGGTGGAATTTTTACGAGTAGATTGCGCTGCGCTGACGTAGCACGTTTCCACAAGTCCCGCATCGCCGGGATGACCTTGCGGGGGTTCGTAGCCATCTGCAGCATCGACACACCCTTGGCAGCTTTCTGCGCCTTAGCGGACTCCTCAAACTTGAACTTCGCCTTAGCTACAGCTTTGTCGATTTCCTCTTGGGTGCGTATGGTGTCTTTGATTACCTCGGTTTGTTCTGGAGTTAGGTTCTCTCCTTCCTCGGTGCGGCTAAACCCCGGTGCACCGCCCATTGTGCGATCAATACGCTGATTCTCAACAAAGGCACGTGCGGGGAGGATGTAGTTGGCGATCAGGTCTTTGTTGGATAACTTTACGTCCACGCCAATCTTGCGGAGAAATCTACGCACCGCAGCAATTGCTCGCTGCACCACACCCATAGTTGGCTTTGTCTGTGCTAGGTTAGCCAGAATCTCTTCCGCAGCCTCCATGACATCGGCTTCTTCTTGGAAGTTAAGGCCGTATTTTGTGGCTAGCGCATCCATTTCTCCTTTGAAGTTTTTTGCCACAAGCTGCAGAATCGGCTTCAGGTCTCCTCCAAACACACCGCGCAGTCCGTAGTGCCCAAGGGATTCGTGCAGCAGAGTACGCACTGTCTCAGCAGTGCTCTTCATCTGGTCGGCAAAGATGTAAACCTTGCCTTGGTAAAACACACCTGCGGGAACACCAGTAGCCCCCTTAGCT